TTATAACATTAGGATATGTTATTATTATTAATTTACAAAAAATAGAAAGTTACGAAGATTTCATTGAAAAAGAAATTACGAGAAACGAAGCATTACTGGAGGCATTAAGACAAATAGATGAACGTCAGATGTTTGAGAAGGATGATGATGTAGGTTCAATATTTTACCAAATAAAAGAAACCATCGAAAGATTCAAACAATTTAACTAATATGCCTAGAAAAGCCAAAAGTAAACAGTATTTCACAAAAGATACAGAAGATGCTATTATAGAGTACAATTTAACCGAAGACCAACGTGTTAAAGATAAAGTTTATAAAGATAGAATTAAACCTGCATTTGACAAACTTGCAGAAATAGTTTATAACAAATGGAAGTTTAGTTATTTTGATGATGAACCCAGAGATGTAATGTCTGAAGTTGTTACATTTATGATTGAAAAGATTCATATGTACAAAGCAGGTAAAGGTAAAGCATTCTCTTACTTTACTATTGTTGCAAGAAATTATTTGATTTTAAATAACAACGCAAATTATAAACGATATAAAGATACCGATATTATATCAAACTTACCTGACCATTGGGATACAGAAAACAATTGGGAAGAAGAAAATACTAATGATGAATTCCGTACATTTAATAAACGAATGTTAGCATATTGGGATATTCATTTAGAAAATCATTTCCCAAAGAAACGTGATATGCAAATTGCAGATGCAGTTTTAGAATTATTCAGAAGAGCGGAATACATAGAAAGTTTCAATAAAAAATCTTTATACCTACTTATTAGAGAGATGACTGGTCATCCAACACATTACATAACCAAAATTGTCAATAAAATGAAAGACAAGCAAATGGAGTTATATAGTGAATTTGACAGAACAGGAGACTTAACTATGTAGATTATGATTAAATTAGGAATATCTGCTTTTTACCACGACTCAGCAGCAGCAATAGTAATAGATGGTGAAGTAATAGCAGCAATAGAAGAGGAGAAGTTTACAAATATCAAACATGATAATTCATTTCCCTTACAAGCAATAGAATGGTGTTTAAAATCAGCAAAAATAACAATTGATAAAGTTGATATGATTTGTTGGTACGAAGAACCAAAACTAAAATACGATAGGGTTGAAGCTACTTTAGGTAAAAGTTGGTTGAAGAACTTTAAAAAATGGACAACATTTAAAAAGGAATTTTCAAACGGTGAAGGAAACTTAAAAGATTACTTTAAAACACAAATTGGTTATACAGGACCAATAACGTATGTAAAACACCATTTATCACATTTAGCACTATCTTTTTACACTTCCCCTTTTGAGGAAGCCATTGGTATGTCTATTGATGGAGTAGGTGAGTGGGATTCGGTGGTTGTAGCAGATTGTGATAAGAGTGGTATCAAAGAAAAACATTCAATCAAATTTCCAAACTCATTAGGATTAGTATATTCTAGCATAACTGCTTATTTAGGGTTCAAACCAAATGGTGGTGAGTATAAAGTAATGGGGTTAGCACCTTATGGCAATCCAACGAAGTACTCACATATATTTAACAAAATATCAAAAGTTAATGAAGATGGTACAATTGATATAAGACAAAAGTATTTTACTTGGAGAACATCTAATACAGATATGTACAATTTTGATTTGGTTGAACTAATTGGGTTTGAACCAAGACCATCCGAATCAAAGATTGAGCAAGAACATATGGATTTGGCAGCTGCCTTACAACAATGGTACGAATCTCAATTATACTTCTTAATAAGAAACGAATGTAAGGGTACTGACAAACGGAATTTAGTGTTGGGTGGTGGTTGTGCATATAATGGAACTGCTAACGGCAAAATCAAAGCAAACACCGAAATACAGAACGTATGGATTCCATATGCACCATCGGATGCGGGTTCTGCTATTGGAGCCTGTTTATACTATTGGCATGATATACTTGCTCACCAAAAAGTAGAAGGTGGTAATAATATATCTCCATATTTAGGTCCATCTTATACTGATTACGATATACAACTTGCAATTAGAGAAAATTTAGATGATATAGTTGTTCGTAAGTTATCTGATTCCGAAATATTAAAAGAAACTGCACAAATGATTAACAATGGTTCAATTGTTGGGTGGTTTCAAGGTAGAACTGAATTTGGTGCAAGAGCATTGGGTAATCGTTCTATTTTAGCAAATCCTCATATATCAGATATTAGAGATAAGATAAATAGAGTTGTAAAGAAGCGGGAAATGTTTAGACCATTTGCTCCATCTGTTACAGTTGAAGATTATCAAACATATTTTGTTTCAGAAAGTGAAGTTCCTTATATGAATCAAGTAGTTAAGGTTAGTGATTTTAAAAAGATACCATCTGTAACTCATGTAGATAAATCAGCAAGGATACATACGGTTAGGAGAGAACAAAACGAAAAATACTACGATTTATTAAAAGAATTCGAAAAAGTAAGTGGTACTCCCATTTTGTTAAACACATCATTTAATTTAAGAGGGCATACAGTAACAAATGACCCAAAGAAAGCAATCTGGACTTTCTTAAATTCAGAAATGGATTATCTTATAATAGAGAATTATTTGATTAGTAAATAATTATTAATAAAGAATAAAATATGGCATCTGAATTTCAGTTATTTGATGGTAAAAACTTATCATCACTATTTAAAGATATTTACGATAATCAACAAGTAAAAAAGAAGAATATATCGGATATGATTGAATCTCTTCGTAAGTTGATTCGTAATGTAGGTGAAGCAACAGTCCTTGCACCTATTATTAGAGATTTAATTGATTCATCTATTAAAAATGATGACCATTTAATTAAATTAGCAACCATTGCACAAAGATTGGCAGCAGCTGAAGCAAAGGGAATTGGTGAAGATGGTTGGTTGAGTGAGCATGAGAAAGCACAATTATTAACGGAATTGGAAGATACTGTTAATGAGATTGATAAAAAGAATGATGAGAAATTATTAGATATTCAAGTTGAAATAGAAGATATAAAAACTAAATTATAATGGAAACATTTTTAGCAACAGTAGAAACGGTTTATCCAACATATCAAAAATTTGATAAATACGAAAAATCTGGAAGTTCAATAGATGATACTGTTTCTGTTTATAACAAAAATACAAATTTTAGTGATTTAGATGCAAGTTTGTATGGTGCAATAACTTATAGATATGAGGATAGTGTTCAACAAAATATTGTCGCTAGACCTTTTGATAGAAATAATTTTACATTTCCAATTAAAGGTGAAACTGTTGTAATTTTAAAAATGTTTGGAACATATAGTCAAACATTCTGGTTACCATATACTAATACACCATATCCAAATTATAGAAAAGATTATTCAGCTGATAAAAATACTAAACCAGATACTAAGAGTGATACCGGTAAAGGTTTAGACCCTACTAAAGTAAGTGCTGCCGGTGGAATTACCCAAACCAATACGCCAAAAGATGATGATATTGGTTATAATGTAAACGAAAAGATTAAATTTTTAAAACCAAAAAATGGTGATACTATTTTAAGTGGTAGAGTTGGTAATACAATTAGAATGTCTGAATTCTTTTTATCATCCGATGGTAAATCGTATCCTGGTATATTCATCCGTAATAAACAAAATCCTGAATTAGATAGTAAAAAAATTGGTGAAACGGTTGATGAGGATATAAACAAAGATGGTTCATCTGTTTACTTTGTATCAGGTAAAACAAAAGTTCCATTTAAAGAAACAATTAGTAAATCAAAGAAAGCATTTGCAGGTTATCCATCGGATTTTAGTGGAGACCAGTTATTTGTAAATTCAGATAGAATTATATTATCTGCAAAAGCAAAAGAATTTATTATATTTGGAAAAGGTAATACGGGTATTATAACCGATGGAACGTTTTCAGTAGATGCTGCTAAACCTATTCATTTACTTTCATCCAACAACGTTACAGTTGAATCCGAAGGTGGCAATCAAATATTTTTAAATTCAAATAGTGGTAAAATATTTTTAGGTAAAAATCAAGGGGCAGGACAAGTAGGAGCTGCGGTACAACAAATGGTATTAGGTGGTGAGTTGGTTGATTTGATGGAAGAATTAATACTTGCTATTTTAAATCAACAATATTTAACAAACTCTGGAACAACAGGACTTGGACCTATGAATGCAAGTGATTTTGTTCAAATTTCAAATAAATTAAAAACAATATTATCTGCCAATAATTATTTAAGTAAAACATAATGGCAATTAATTTAGCTAAACCTGGTATTAATCCATTTATTGCTAAACCATCCAAAAGTTGGGCTGAGTTTTATTTTAATATGGCAGTTGATATGTTAGAAGCAACTCTGTATTCACAGGCAACGGTTCAAGCTACGGAAGGTCTTAATACATACTTTGGAATTGATATTACATCTGCTCTTGGAACGGATATAGAAAGTATAGAAAATATAGTTTCTAATGCCGTATTTGCAAAAAACTTATCAGAAGAATACGATAAAGTTATAAAAGCGGGGTTTACCATAGTGGGCGGAGTTCCGTTTGAAGGTGGAAATCAGAAATTAATGGGTATTACTTTATTAGGTATTTTAAATAAAACAAAATTAGATAAAAATGGTGATTTATTAAGAGATATAGGACCTGCAATTCAAGCATATTGGACAGGTGCAACTCATTCACCATTACCAATACCAAATTCAAAATCTTTTCCAACACCATCTATACCATGTATAGGTTCTCTTGCAAACTTAACAACAACAATTGGTTTTAATTTCTCACCTGGTATTTGGACACCATTGGTTGTTACACCAAATGCAGAACCTGCACCATTTTTATTAAATTTTATAATTAGTGCAAACTTACATTTATTAACAGTTGGTGGTATGTTTTTTTGTAATTGTCAATATCCGCCACCGGCTCCTCCTGGACCTGGGGTATTACCTTGGTTGGGATATTTTACATATCCAGTATCTCCAACATTATTTACTGGCAGGTCTTGGAAACAAATATTACAAACAACGGGAAGAGCAGGGGCAACTAGAGTAAAAGAAGTTGGGTTAGAAGTGGCTGGTTCAACTTTATTAGCAGTATCATCCGAAGCTTTAATTGGTAAAGGTGAAGTTAGTGTTGATGCTTTTGGAAACCGTATTATTTCTGGATTTATTGATGCGGGTAGTAACCCAAATTTAACACCATCTCAACAAGAAGGACTTGCTTCTATATTAAATCCAAATATTGTTCAAGTTGATTTACCTGGTTAATTATAAACAATGGATAAATTTGAACTTATTATATTTATTAACATAACGAACATATTTTTATTATGAAATCAGACATTTTATTATCACTTATTAAAGAAGTGGTTAAGAATGAAGTTAAGACACAGGTTAGACAGCAGGTTATTTCTGAAATAACAAAGCTTATTAAATCCGGTGCAGTTACATTAAATTCTAACAGAAAACCACAAGCTCCTACATTAAAGGAGGCAATTGGAACTACAGACCCATTTGCAGCGGCAAGTGCTGCTTTACAAAAGAGTAGAGTATCTGTACCACAACAACAAAGAGTTCAACAACCACAAAAGGAATATACAAAGAATTCTGCATTAAACGAAATTCTTAATATGACAACTCCATTTACCGCAGCACAAAGAGCAGAGGGTGGTGGTAGTGGTGGTAGTGTATTAGATATGTTACAACCACAAATGAGTGTTGAAGAAGATGGTTGGGAAACTATGGATTATAGAGATTCGGGTGTTCCACAAAATATGCCACAACAAATAGAATCAACGGGTGATGCATTGCAAGATGCAACTATGAAAGCATTAACGAGAGATTATTCTGAATTAGTAAAAAGATTTAAATAATGGCTTTAGAACTAGGTAAAGTAAAAGTACAAGATTTAACGGAAAATGATTATAAAATAATAGGAATTGGAATCAATAAAAGTTCTAATTCTAATGGTATATTTTCTGTCAACTATACAACTTTAACTCAGGCAAAAGATAATTTAAAAAATTTAATTCTTACACATAAAGGTGAAAGAATAATGAATCCAGAATTTGGATGTGATATTTGGAAATTATTATTTGAACCAATCATTGAAGGTGATATTGATTCAAAAATAGAAAATACAATAATAGATGCAGTATCTATCTGGTTACCATATTTGAACATAGACCAAATAATTTTTGATTACGATGATATTGATATAGATAATCATACAATTGGTTTAGATATTAAGTTTTCATTGGCATCAAACCCAAATTTAGGTGATTCAGTACAAATAAATGTAAATAATTAATAATGGCAATTAAACCGATAGATAAAAATTGGGGAAACGATAATAAAAAGATAAGTTATCTTGGTAAAGATTTTGCTACTTTAAAGCAAAACCTAATAGAATATACTAAAACTTATTTTCCAAATTCCTATGCTGATTTTTCAGATTCATCACCAGGAACAATATTTATAGAACATGCAGCTGCCATTGGTGATATTTTATCTTTCTATCAAGATGTTCAATTAAAAGAATCTATGTTAGCTTATGCTACTGAACGTAAAAACGTTATAGCATTGGCACAAACAATGGGTTATAAACCAAAAGTAACAACACCTGCAGTAACTACGATGACAGTTCATCAATTAGTTCCATCGGTTGGAGTTGGAGTGCAGAGTGTACCAGATAGTAGATTTTATTTAAGAGTAAAAGAGGGAATGGAAATTCAATCTTCAACGAATGCGGAAATAGTATTTAGAACAACTGATTCTGTTAATTTTGCAGATACGGGTAGTAATTCTGTTAGTGTATTTGAAAGAGACCCCAACGGAAATCCTACTAGATATTTAATTTCAAAAACAGTAAAGGCAATATCTGCAAGGCAAATTTCTACTTCAATTACATTTCAAGAAACAGATACCGATTACCCATCCGCAACATTATCGGATACCAATATTATAGGAATAACTTCTATTGTAGATTCAAATACAAATGAAATATTTTATGAAGTTCCTTATTTAGCTCAGGAAACTATTTTTGTTGAAAAACAAAATACATCATATAATTCAGATTTAAATGAATTTTCTGGCTCCGTTCCTTATATTTTAGAAGTACAAAAAGTACCTCGCAGATTTTCTGTAAAAGTAAATTCCAATAATACTATAGATTTACAATTTGGAAATGGTGGAGGTACTGGTTTAACAGACGAGCAAATTTTACCAAATACAAAAAATATAGGATTAGGATTAGCAAATTCAATACAAAGATTAAATCAAGGTATTGACCCATCTAATTTTTTAAAAACAAATACATTTGGAATATCTCCTGCGGGCAAAACTCTTTTAATAAATTATTTAGTTGGTGGGGGTATTGAATCAAACGTAAATACTGGTGATTTAACTACAATAAGAAAAATTGAATTTGAAGAAGATGTTCTATCAATTCCATTGGATATATTAAGTGGATATAATGATACCAAAACAACTATTGCGGTTGAAAATTTAGAACCCGCAGTTGGTGGTAGAAGTAGTGAATCGATTGAAGAGATTAGACAAAACGCATTGGGTTCGTTTGGTTCTCAAAATAGAGCAGTAACTAGACAAGATTATGTTGTAAGAACTTTATCTATGCCAGAACGATATGGTTCAATTGCAAAAGTATATGTTTCACCTGATGGGGAGATTGATAATAATTCACCATCATCTATTTTAGCAAATCCAAAATATATTACTGAATTTGTTGGGTTGGTAGATGGGTTAAAAGATAAACCACAATCCGAAGTTCAAAAAGAATTAGTTAAATACCTTTCACAAAAACGTTCTGCAATATCGGAAGTAAATAATCCATTTGCAATTAATATGTATATTTTAGGTTATGATGAAAATAAAAAACTTACAAATTTAAATACGGCAGTTAAACAAAATTTAAAAACTTATTTAGGAGAATATCGTTTGATGACAGATTCAGTAAATTTATTAAATGGATTTATTGTAAATGTTGGATGTGATTTTGAAGTAATATGTTATTCTAATTATAATAAAAATGAAGTAATAGCAAATTGTTTATTACAAATGCAAGATTATTTTAATATAGAAAATTGGACTTTTAATAAACCAATAAATATTTCAGAAATGGAATTAATTCTTGCAAATGTAGAAGGAGTTATGAGTGTTCCATCGGTTAAAATATATAACCTATGTGGTGGTGATGGAAACTATTCTACAAACAAATACAATATAGACCAAGCAACTAAAGATAAGATGATTTATCCATCATTAGACCCTTGTGTTTTTGAAGTTAAGTACCCAAATAAAGATATTAAAGGAAGAGCACTATAATGCATAAATTTTTCACATCATCATTTGACGCAAGTATATACTTACAACAACCAGACCAGAACGCAGGTAGGGATGAAATGTTGGAAGTTGGTAAATTATATTATGGTTCTACAAAAGATATAGCTAGAACTTTAATTAAATTTGATACAGGTTCAATTAAGTCGGAAATAACATCAATAGGAACAGGTAGTTGGGAAACATATTTAGTATTGCGTTCTGCTAACTCTGAAGAAATCCCATTAGAGTATTCAATTTATGCAAATGCAGTTTCTCAAAGTTGGACAATGGGTACGGGAACAAAATTTGATAATATAACATCTGATGGTGTTAGTTGGAAATATAGAAATGGTATAGCTACATGGCAAGATAATGTAACGGCAGGTACGGCAGTATTTGTAGCAGGAACAACAGGTTCAGCAAACGCAGAAGGTGGAACTTGGTTCATTACAGGTTCAGCAACACAATCGTTTAGTAATGAGCCAGATGATATTAGAATGAATGTTACCAACATAATGCATCAATGGGTTAGTGGTTCTTTAAAGAATAATGGATTTATAATTAGACATAGTATTGATGCAGAAAATGATGAATTAGATTATGGAGTTGTTAAATTCTTTTCAAAAGAAACTGGTACTATTTACGAACCAAAATTAGAATTAGTTTGGGATGATAGTTCTTTTTCAACTGGAAGTTTAACACCTGTAACTGGTTCGGCACAAGATGAATATAAAGTTGTTGTTAGTAATTTAAAAAATCAGTATGTTACTAATACAAAAGTAAAAATTAGATTAAAAGGTAGAGATATGTATCCATTAAAAACATTTGGAACAACATTCTCATATGACCAAGTTAAATATTTACCATCTGGTTCAACTCAATATCAAATAGAAGATTATATAACAGAAGAAGTAATATTCCCATTCGGTGATTATACTAAAGTAAGTTGTGATTCTACATCTAATTATTTTATAATGGATTTATCAACACTACCTATTAATAGAACATACCGATTAAAAATAAAAATAATTGAAAGTGGAATAACTACAATCATAGATGATAAATATATATTTGAAATAGTATCCTAATGAATACATCTACAGAAACAATTTCTGAAAAAATACAAAATATAAAAACTGCACAATTAGAAGAAATTCTAAAAGTGTCTGGTTCTGCTGCAATTACTAAAAATGAATATGGAATAACAATTGTTGATGAAAATGATTCAGCATCTTCTTTAATTTTTAAATCTTTAAATAAAGATAAATACGATAATGTAGAATTGCAAAAAGCAATTGATACGGTTGTTAAAGAATTAAAACCAAATATCCCCGTACCAAATTTAGATTTAGTTCCAAAACCTTTATATGATGAGCAAGTTGCAACCAATGAAGATTTAAGAAAAGAAGTAGCAGATTTAACTATTCAAAATCAAGATTTAACTCAGCAAGTTGCAGCTTTAAAAGCAGAAATTCAAGTAGAGATAAATAAAAGATTGGTAATAGAACAAACTAATGATGTTTTATCGAATCAATTAAATGTATTAACTAAGACCATTTCGGATTTTGCAATGCAAATAGCTACTGCGGTTCAAAAATCCATTGATGAATCAATTTTAAGAGCATCCTTACAAGCACAAAATAAAGGTTTCTTTGCACAAATTACTGCATTGATTAAACAAATTGATTCATTAAACTCTATAATTGAAGGTTTACAGGCTCAATTAGGTGCATCTCAACAACAACAAGCAATTGTACAAGGAACAAGGGCAACTGCATTAGCAAGTGGGGCAGATATGGTGTTAGATGT